AGCAGGACCAGGGGGCCGACCGCGAAGCCTGGGGCACGATCGAAGGGCTCGAGGGGTGGCTATCGGTGATGGGCAAGACCCTCATCGGCGAGGGGATGGATCACGACGACAAGGGCAACAGGATCAGCCCCACGCGCCATTACGAGATCAACGTCATCCTGATCGGCACCTACTTCATCTTCAACGCCTTCAATCCGCACCCTATTGGAGAGCGGCCATACTCGCATTGCGGCTGGCGAAAGGTCAGTGGCTCGTTCTGGTACAAGGGGGTACCTGAGTGTATCCCAGACGTTCAGATGATGGCGAACGGCGCCGTTAGGGCCATGGCGAACAACATGGGTTTGGCGAGCGGGCCAGGGATCATCTACAACGACATCAACCGACTTGCAATCGGGCAGGATCCGACCGCGATCAGCCCCCTTGCCGTCTACCAGTTCATCAATTCCGGCGGCAATAGTCAGCTCAAGCCGATGGAGACCATCGACATCAAATCCAACGCCGCGGAGCTGCTTGCGATCATCCAAGAGTTCTCCAAGATGGCCGACGAGCATTCCGGCATCCCGAGCTACGAGCATGGGAACGGATCACTTGCCGGAGCTGGCCGGACCATGGGCGGGCTCCAAATGCTCATGACCAGCGCGGCCCGCAGCCTCAAGCTCTCGCTTCTCAGGTCAGACCAGCAGGCCCTCCGTCCAACGGTCGAACGTCAGATCGTCCACAACATGCTCTACGACCCCGACGAGTCGATCAAGGGCGACCTGGAACTCTACGCAACCGGCGTACTGGCAAAGATCAACAAGGAGGCAATGACGGCGCGCAGGATCGAGTACTTGAACGCTACCGGCAATCCGACCGACATCATGATTATGGGTGTCAAAAAGCGCGCGAGGCTCCAGGACGAGGTAGCCGAAACTCTTGAAATGCGCTTGGGCGAGTTCAGCCGATCGGAAGAAGAGTACGAGGAAGTCGAAACAAGGTTCCAAGAGCAGCAGCAGCAGAAAACAGCGGCCGCGGTCGCGTAACGGAGGAAAGCACGATGAAGAAGTGGCTCAGAGAAAGTGGTTACAACAAGGCAATCGCGTTCGGGTGTCTGGTGATTCTGGTCCTTGTCGGCTGGATGGTGATCCCCGCAGTGGCTGCGATCCTCGAGGATGCTCGGTTCGGGACGCTTCACGTCGCCAGGACGACTACCCTGGTTGGCGCGCTGGACGTGGCGGCCATTACGTGCGACAGCGTGGCCAGCGCGGGGGCTATCAGTGGCACGACTATCAGCGGCACCACGCTCGAGGCGAGCGGTACTCTCACCGTGACCGGCGATGTTACGAACTACGGCAACCTCACCGTTGACGGCACTCTCTCTGCGTATGCTCTGGGCGAGAACATTATTGCCCCACCCGCTAATACCACAAACGGTCACGTCATAGCACTGGCCGGAATAATGGTCAGGCTTGACTCTACCGGCAATACTACCAATCTAACCAACACGGTGACGCTTGCGAATCTGGCGAGTGGTGCGACTGGTATGTTCTACATCATCAACACTGGATCAACCAACTCGCTGGCCATTTCGCAGGCCGGTACGTTCAAGTCACCGGCGATCGCGTTGGCACCGTATGAGGCGGCAGTGATACTCGCGCCCGTCAGCAATGCGTTTTACGCCGTAGACTTCTAACCATTCATAGGCGGGGCTCGGCACTACTCCGAGCCCCGCCAAAAGGAAACGACAATCTTTGGTTCATCACCGCTTGGCCGGCGGTGGATGGCATTCGCAGAAGAGGGGTGGTCCGGCACCGGAACTGACGGATCACCCCTCTTTCTGTCTAGGAGACAAGGTGCGAGATCCGAAAGAAAGAACCGAGCAGCTAGAGCAGGTCATGAAGTCCCTGGAGGTGCTGAAGGAGAACCAGCACTTCATGAACTTCGTCTTCTACCTGACGGACGAGCTCGTAGATCAGCGGGAGCGCAATGACGTGTTGCAGGGCGTGGAAATGGCATGGGGGCAGGGAGAGGCACAGCGCCTCAACAGGACTTTAACGATGGTGGACGATAATCTGACGAACCTTGTCAAGATCAAGGCTCGAAGGATCCGTTCAGCAAACAGATACAGGTGAACATCGTCAGGACACCAGGAATGGCCCTGACACGAAGCGCATACCCGGAAGGGCGCGCAAGGGGAACTCGATGAAGGATGGTCTACCAGACGCAGTCGCAGACGCAGCAGACGCATCAGACGTGGCACTCGACGCCGCGGTTGCCGAACAGCAGAAGCGACACGCCGAAGGGATTGCAGCGAGCAGTGATACCGACGCTTTACCGCCGGCCCCGGCCCCCGCAGCCCCAGCACCGGAGAATGAGGGAAGGATCAGCGAACTGGAAGCGCGACTCGCCGCCGAACAGCAGCGGGTGCGGTCACTGCAAGGGAGGATCGACAGCCAAGGCCCGACCATGGCTGCCCAAATCTCGGAACTGAAGGATACCGTAAAGGCCCTTCAGGCAGACTTGACCCAGGCGAAGAAGGTCCCCGCGCATTTGCGCAACCTGTCAGCGGAAGAGCGGAAGATGTTGTCAGACGACGGCGACCTTTCGATAGAAGTCAGACAGGCGAAGGGATACACGGATGAGGCGAAGGAACACTTCGACGCGAAGATCGCAGCCATGGAACAACGGCAGACGGAATCCGATCGCGCCAGGGAAGCGGAGGCCATCAAATCAGAGGCCAATGCCTACAAAGACCGTTTCTTCGCGAAGCTCGAGGTCATTGCGCCCGGGGCCACGGCTCTGGATGCAAACCCCGTCTTCCGTGCATGGCTCCCGACTCCCGACCCAGACAGCCTTACCGGTGCCACCTTCGAAGCAAAGGCGCAGGACGCCTACGCCCGGGGTGACATCAAGGCAGTTAAGGCAGTCACCGACGTATTCTACGCCACGGACCCCGGGAGGCGAATCCAGTCGGATCTCGCTGCCCAGGTCAAGCCGTCGAATGCCCCTGGTAACGAACCCCCGGTGGAGCAGAAAGGCAACTGGTTCACTGAAGACGCCATCGCCGAGTTCTACCACTATCAGAACCTTAGGAGACCGGTCCAAGGCCGTGACGGCAAGGACCTGACCCCGGAAGAAATGAAGAAGTTGGAAAACGATATCGAGGACGCAGTAGCGAACGACAGGGTCCGCGTAGGGCGTTAGCCCTTTTCATTTGGGCCGTTGCTGACCGAACGCGACGGGTTTTCGCGGGATAGGTCCGCTGCTGCGATCTGAGATTTTAGAAAGAGAGGCAAATCATGGCCGTCTATCCAGTCGCAGCAGGAATGAGTGACATTGGCTCGACCACGATGGGTTACACCCCGACGATTTACTCGGGGAAACTCGTCAAGAAGCTGTATGCGAATACAGTCTTCGGTGCCGTAGCCAACACGGACTACGAAGGAGAGATCAAGTCGTTCGGTGAATCGGTGAAAATCCGTTCGCTGCCGAACATTTCGATCCGCCGGTACGCCAAGGGGCAGAACCTTGTTCCCGAACAGCCGAAATCAACGGCGCTCACGCTCAACATCGACAAGGGCTACTACTGGGCCTTCATCGACGAGGATGTCGAACGCGCGCAGACGGACCTGAAGAACTACGTCGATCTCTGGACCGACGTTGCAGCCCGTCAGCTTCAAATCGCCATCGACGCCGACGTGCTCCAGAACGTGTACGCCGACGCGAGCTCGTACAACCAGGGCCTCACGGCTGGACTGATCTCGGGTGACATCGACCTGGGCGTGGATGCTGGAGTGTCCGTCGAACTCACGGTCGACAACGTGATCAACAAGATCGTGCAGTGCGGCCAAGTCCTCGACGAACAGAACGTGCCCCCCGAGGGGCGCTGGATGATCGTTCCGGCGTGGGTGCATACGCTGCTCCTGACGTCCGACCTCAAGGCCGCGTTCCTGACCGGGGATGCAACCTCGCCGATGAGGCATGGCCGCGTGGGCATGATCGACACGTTCACCATCTACCGCTCGAACCAGTTGGGTACGAGCTCGGACACGGTAGGCGACACGACGACGCACATCATGTTCGGTACGAACCACGCGATCACCTTCGCCACGCAGTTGGTGAAGAACGAGCAAGCTGCCAACCCGTTCGGGTTCGGCAACATCCACAAGGGTCTTCAGGTGTACGGCTACAAGGTCGTGCTGCCCGAGGCGCTGGGTTGGCTGTACGCCAAGAAGGGGTAATCGACGGTTCGGGGAGGACCGTCGAGTGACGGTTCTCCGCACCGTGTAACACGAAATAAAGGAGGATAGTCAAATGGCTATTGCAGCAGATTCAGTAGTGAGCGTGACCAGGGGTGCTTTTCTCCCCTATCTGAAAAGCGGTTTGATCGAAGCAGAGATCAACCTGCTGACCGCCTCTTCGGAACTCACCGCCCAGGGCGACGGCGAACTGGCTGCGGGGGACGTGATCACCGTCTTTTCGCTTCCCGCAGGGACGCTGATCATCGCGGCCGGCATCGAGGTGACGACCCTCGTTACCGGCTCCACGGCCCTCGTTCTCGATCTCGGGACGGGTGACGACGACGACCAGTTTCTCGACGGATCGGACGGGACGAACCCGTTCGATATCGGGTCAAGCGGGTCGCAAAAGGACGTGGGCACGTATTCGGAGCCCTCGGCGTCGGTTACGACCACCCTCGCGGGTATGCCGAAGATGCTGAGCGCGGCCGACACGCTCGACATCACGGTGCAGGGGATCACGGGTACCCTGTCGGCCGGCGTGGTTCGTGTGTGGGCGTTGATCGCCGATGTCGACGGCCTGGAAGGATAGGCGGTCAAGAAATCGAACGCACCCCGGGGCCTTCGGGTCCCGAGGTGATTCGGAACGACACAAAACAGGAGAAATCCTATGTCGATGGATATTGGAGAGAGACTCGGACGCGAGGCAGAACCGGATGTCGTGGCCAGGGTAAGCGCCCAGGCACGGATGGGCATTCTGTTCCTTCGCAAGAAGGATACGGATCATACATTCGGATGGACGCCCGTGCTGGCCCAGCGTGACGACATGCTTCCCTGCACGAAGACCCTGCACGAAAAGCTGTGCGCAAAGCGCGCGGTGGAAGGTGCGTTGCGGTCGAAGAACCTGAATGCGATTCGCGTAACGGTCGCACGCCAAACCGAAGCGGAAGCGAAGTTTATCGAGGAACAGGAGAAGGTTCAGGCCGAACTTCTGGCGAACGAAGAGGCCATTGTTTCCCGTGAAGCCGCCGAAGCCGAGGCCGCAGAGAAGGCCGCAGACGAAGCAGCCGCCGAAGCCGCCAAGGTCAAGGCCGAAGCCGCAGACGCCGCGGAGAACGAGGCCGCAGAGAAAGGGGACGAACCTTCCCCCGAACTGGACGTCACGTCGGACGTCACGTCCCCGCCGCCCGCTGCTTCCCCGCCGCCCGCTGCCGAGTCGCCTGTTACCGCCGCCCTCCTTGTCGGGGAGAGCAAAGCGGACCTCGTCATCAGGGCGCAGGCGATGGGCCTGTCCGTTACCGGAAGCAAGGGCGACCTGGTCGGACGCATTCTGAGCCAACAGACCGCGTGATGAAAACCTGCCGGTGCCATGGTTCATCCCGTGGCGCCGGGTAACAAGAGGGTGGCTATGAAGCTGAAAGACCTTCTTATCGGCATGAGGGGGGATCTCCCCGGGTACGATGACGTCTTGGCGTTCCAGAAGTTGAGACTCGCCGTGCGGGAGTTCTGCCAGTTCACGGAAGTCTGGCGGGAGACGCTTCCGGCAATCAATCTTGTGGCCGACACGTCAGTCTATCAGGCGATCTCATCCCGCAGCTCGGCCTCCATCGTCAGGATCACCAGTCTCAAGATCCAGGATGTCGAGCAGGATGCCACCGACTACACGTTCACGGACGGCCGGACGATCACCCTTGATGACGGTATCACGCCGTCTTCTGCCGTGACGGGGGGACTCGTTATCGAGGTGGCCCTCATTCCAGGTCGAGCGATCGAGCGCATGGATCCGGATTCCTTTGTTCTGCAATGGCAAGATGGGTTCGTGGCCGGGGCCATGTCGAAGCTGCAGGGCATGAAGGAGCGCCAGTGGTTCGATCCAGTGGCGGCAAATGGAAACGCCACGCTTTTCGAGACCTACAAGGCCTTCGCCCGCCGAGAGGCCCAGAGTGGCAACCGTTCGGTTCAACTGAAGGTGAGTGCGCGGCCATGGAAATAATCGCCATGATCAAGAGGATATACGCGATCACGCTCGTTCTGATGCTCGCCGGCCAGGCGTGCGCCGGGAAGCACTATGTCACCCTTGAGCTGGACGTCGACGAGAAGGAAGCCTCCATAACTGGGACGCCGGGGCTCCGCGAGACGATAGACGTTCGGCTGACCAATACGCTGACCTACGCCGCGGACGATATGTGCGTCTACGTGGTAGGCAAGACAAACGCAGTGACCCTGGTCGTGGCGCAATGCGCGACCTTCACGGACCAGACCGGATACTTCAGCGGAGAATTGGATCTGACCACAACGAACCTGATCGCCCAATTCGAGGGTCTACACGATCAGGCCGAGAAGGTATTCACGGTGCTCCTGGTCGATACGGCCAACAAGGACACCCTCGTCAACGACATCATCACGATCAAGAACAATCCCTATATCTCGGGGATGGAAGCACCAACGGAGCTGCCATGAAACGATACGCTATCCCTGTCATATCGGCCATGCTGATGCTCACCGCCGTATGTTGCAGCACTCGGGCGTCGAAGAACTACGTGATCATCGACATTGACCTCGACGAAAAAGAAGCCGACGTGACTGGGACGCCGGGGCTCCGCGAGACGATCGACGTTCGGCTGACCAACACGCTGACCTATGCCTCGGAGGATATGCGGTTCTACATCATCGGGAAGACGAATGCGGTCAACTTGATCGTCGCGCAATGCACCAACTTCACCGACCAGACAGGGTATTTCGACGGGGAGTTGAACCTGAACACCATCCAGTTGACGAATCAGTTTGCCAACATGCAGGACCAGGGCGAGCGATCGTTCACGATGATTCTGGTGGATGTGACGGCGAACGACACGCTGGTCAACGACATCATCGACATCCAGAACAACCCGTACTCGGCCGGGATGGGGACGGCAACGACGGTCAGCGCGGCCCTGGCGGTCAACTATGCCTTGGTGGCGAACGGTGTGACCGGGGGCGACTCCCACAACCACGACGGGGGAGACGGGGCGCAGATCGACCATACGACGTTGAGCAATGTCGGGACGAACACGCATGCCGAGATCGACGCGCGGTTGGACGCGATTATCGCATCGAGCGGCGATCTGACTGCGATAACCAACGTGACCGACGCGCTTGGCACTATCGCCAATAGCACTGGGACGATCCCTGGCGTTGGCACTACTGCGGCAGAGATTAACGCTGCGGTGAGCCTGCAAAATCTGCAAGGCGCGGTGACTGACGCGCAGGTGCCGGACGGAATCACCGTGTCGAACTACCTGCCGCTTGCGGGTGGCACGATGGCGGGCAATATCGACGGCGGCAACAACAGGACCACGAATATCTTGGTGGTGGGGGCCAACAGAATTTGGTTCACAGACCCCGACGGCGCTGGTTGGGATGCTGACCAGCCCGAGGTTTACTGGGATACCATATCACAGGAGTTGACAATAGGGCTCACGGGCGCTTCGGCTGGTAACACCATAACGATAGGCATTAATGGGATGACCTTTGACGTCGGGGGCGAAGTAGCCGTTGTGGCAACTACAAACGAATGGACCTTCCGCAGTGACATCGTAGTGACCAACTCTGCTGGTGATACATATTGCCTGATTTCGCCAGAGAGGATCGAGTTTGGTACAGCGTCTTTTAAGCTGGGCAGTACCGGCGCGCTTAGTGCTGACTGGGGCATTGGCGGAAAGTCTCTGACCAACGCCACCAGCTACGGCCTCTCGAACGGCGTTTCATTCGGCATTGCCGAGTACAACCACCTGACGAACGCCTACTCCTGGGGCGACCATGCCGAAGTCGGCTACTTGACCGGAGCCGCTGACTCCTTCTGGCAGATCACGGCCGCCAACACGTCAGCGACGTACCTGGCGACGACTGTGGTCTCAAACGGCACCTTCACGGGGTCCGGGGCTGGCTGGGCCACTACCAGCGGGGTCTATACCGCCAACACTATGCTGTGCCCGTTCGGGTCCACCACGACGCTCACGCAGAGCAATAGGATGGCCGTGCTGACCGGCCGCATCTACCGGGTCACGGCCGACCTGAATGTTTCCGCGACCGGATCAGGAGAGGGCGTGCTCATCGCGCTGGGCGGTGAGACGAACACATGGGACACGGGCGACGACCGGACGATTCACCATGAGTACCTGATCCGGGCCAACGAAGGCCTGCGCATCGAGATGACCCCGACCAACGATGCCGTGTACCTGGACAACGTGACATGCCAACTTGTCGAAGAGGGCGACGGGCGGTTTGCGGACGATGTGCATGTCGGCGGGGTCATCTGGCTGGCCGGGACGAACATCGAGGATCTGATCGACGCCGTCACCTACTCCCAGCTCCAGAACTGGGCGGGGCACCCGGCCGTGTCCAACGTCCAGCTCAACGGCCATTGGCTCTCGGGCGACGGCGGAGACGAGGGGATCTGGATCTCCCCCAGCGGCCACGTCGGCATCTGCACCAACGCGATCCCAAGCGAGATCGAGCCCGGGTCCGGATGGGGATACGCCCCGAGCCTCATTGTCGGTCGGCCGATCGGCGGCAAGGTCGCCTCGCTCGCCATCCGCAATGACCTCGACGAACAGGCAATGGAGTTGCTGTTTTGGGATGCCTTCGACGACGACTACTGGGCGGTGGCCGCGTTCACCGACGGAGGCGGCAATTACCTCGCGATCCAGCGCTCGACCAACTCCTTCGCGTTCGCGGATTTCGTCCGCTGGTACGAGAACGGCGACACCGACGTCCGAGACCACGCCGTCACCAACCTCGACGACGAGGCGTACACCTCGGCCGGGTTCGACGGCGACAAAAGCGCCGTCTCCAAAAACGCAGTGCGCGACGAGATGGAACTGCGCGCCGTCAAGTCCGTCGTCGATACGCAGAAATGGGATTCGGCGCAGATTTCCGACTTCCCCACGAACACCCCGACCGCCGGACAGGTTCCCAAGTACAACGCGACGGATGGCCGGTGGTACGGCGCGGACGACATCGGCGCGTCCTATTCCGACTGCACGAACACATACTACGTCATGCCGTGCGGGAATGATGCAGATTCGGGCCTGAACATCATGGAACCGAAGCTAACCATTGCGGCGGCGTTGGCTGCTGGGGCGGCGGTCAAGGCGGCGGGTGGTGCATCGTCAACCGTGCTGGTTTACCCCGGAACATACGCAGAAGACTTGATTATCAGCAACGGCGTGTCGCTTGTCGGCTACTCGGCAAATAATACGGTTATATTAGGCAGCATTACCATTGATGCAGGGTACCTGGGCGGGGAAGTCGCAGACATCAGCATCCAGGCGATAAGCAACGTAGGGATGCAGTACACGGCTCCCAAAGCCCTTGATACAGGATGGGAGATTACGTTGCGGAATGTGGCGTTTGTTGAGACATCAATGACCAACTTCACTGACACTGCAATTCAGATACTTGGCGGCAGGGTCAGGATGGTAGGTTGCAGTCTTGTTGCTTCATCGCCAAACTTCGATTACATGGGCACATCAAGTGGGTCGTGGCTGCTCATCACCAATAGCCCTTATTTCCAGATGCGGAACTGTTCTGTCACCATTAGCGACATGGCCAACACAAACGTCGGTATCACCGTGATTGGCGATTACTCTACGGGGACGGGCAAGACAGACATCAGGAATTGCGTTTGCGATACTACATACACGAATGACAGCCAAGGGGACTTCAAGTTTTACGGAGCGTACTCATCTTCGGAATCCAAGGCCATTGCCGAGTGTCGCATTACTGTGAATGGCATAGACGATAGCGGCGGGGATGTTGACGGGGTTTATGCCGAGAATGGAGCAACGGTCAGAGTATCAAAGGTGACGTGCATTCTGGACGTTGACGCATTCGAGAAAACTCACGCCTATCATGCCGACGGAACTGGAACGGTCATCAACGCGAGCCTTTCGGATGATAAAACGTCAGACGGAAACGAAGAATTTGCCGGTAGCGTTATCACCTTCACCGGCAGCCCTCAACCCGGCTTGCACACGGCAGACGCCTATATGCTCGATGATGTTATCATCACGTCATGGCCCGAGAGCCCTACGCTTACCGGGCACAACGGGACGAACTGGGACAACTTCTGCGAGTCAAAGAATGCGGTGCTGACTGCCGATCCGGTCTACAACAACCTGACCGATGTTGCGGACGGAAGCTCAAGGAGCATACAAGACTCTGACGGTTATCTCATGGGCATAACCTTCACCTTCGACGGGTGGGAACGAGTTGCTGGCGACGGCGAAGACGTGGCTGGCACGCTATTCCCCAAGCTCGTCGTCAAGTCGATGGCGCGTACCGTTGTCGGCGCAACAGGCACCGTTGCAATCACAGGGCTGGACGTTGGCGAAACGTACATCATGGACATTCTCGGCAGCGCAAGGGACGCTGGCAAGGGCTGTACGAACATGACGTACTGGACGGACATTTCGACCAGCACAGGCACCGTTGCGACCGTGGACAATACTTCAACCCTTGTCGTGCTGACCAACGTGGCTACGTCCAGCAGCATGACGCTGTACTGCAAGGGCACCGTGCCGACTGACCGCGCCTTCCTGAACGCCATACGTATGCGCGGGCCAGTGGGCGAGGGGCTTGACGACAAGTATATGCGACTCGACGGGCAAGAGGCGATGACAGGCGACCTTCCGATGGGCGGCTACGATCTGACCGATGCAGGGACGTTGGAGGGCACGTCAACCAACTCCACGCACCTTGGCGGCACGGCGGCGTCTGGGATCATCCACGCGGACGGCAGCGTTGCGATGGCGGCGGACCTGGACGGGGGCACTAAATATCTGAAGAACTGGAAACGGCTGTACTATAACGACACCAACAGCTATTTCTCAGCTGAATATGGCACATATGTACTTAATGGGGATATAGTCTTCAACGGCGGCAATCATCTTCTGAAAGATGACTCGGGGATATGGGACAGCGAGGGCACGGCCACCAGCACAACCGAGATCGTAAACTATACGTGCCTGACAAATAAGGCCGCGACAGAGGGCTGGGCGGGCGTCACCAACAACCAAACCGGCCTGACGCTTGACGGCGACTTCACCAGCACCGGCACACTCGACGGGTACGAGGGCGCGGAGTTTTGCCTTGTCGCGGGCGACACCATCACCGGCGCGCTGCTGCTCGACGACGATGCAAACATGCGCATGGACGCCACGGCCGACGGGATGGCCGATGACAAGTTCAACGGCACCACGATGACCGGCAAGCTCACGGGCGAAGCGGTAACGCAATGGCAGGCGGTTTACCTGTGGACGAACGGCACATGGAAGGTGGCTGACGCAGACCTGGCGGGCGCATTCCCGTCGTGGGGCATTGCCACGGCTACCATCGGCACTGGCACAAACCTCGTCGTGCTGACGCAGGGCATCGTGCGAAACGACGCATGGACATGGACCACGAACGGCGCACCGCTCTACCTGTCCGACACTGCGGGCGGGCTATCGCAGACGCCGCCTGGAACTGCCGCAGATTGCGTGCAACTTATCGGCAAGGTACTCAGCGATGACGAAGCGTATATTAACGCGGGCAGCATGGTTTACGGGTTGGTGAAATGATGAACCACGAGCACATATTGCTGGCATGGATCGCGTCTTTCTTTCTGGCGGCGGGTTGTACTTTCTGCGCGGAACTGGACGAGTTCGCGGGCGTGGAGATTGACGACACATCTACGCTTCTGGGCGTTGCCGGTTTGTCCGAGATTATGGGCGTGACGATTACGAGCGGCACCATCGAAACAACAAACAGCTTCATCACTACATGGACAATCGCCGGGGCAGACACGATTACACTGCCATTCCGCAACCTCGGCACGTTCGACTTGCAAGTGGATTGGGGCGACGGCAGCACAGTCAGCAACGTCACGGCTTACGATGACGCGGGCATTACGCACAGCTACACCGGCGCGGGCACGTATGAGGTCGTCATCGAAGGCACGATGGGCAACTGGTATTTCAACAACGTCGGGGACAAGACGCTATTCCGCACGGTTGAGCAATGGGGGGATGTTGGTATTAATGCGTCGGGGTTGGAATCTGCGTTCAATGGTTGTTCAGGGGCAACCTCGTTTGCAACTCCAGTTCCGGCATCATGGGATGCGGTCACCACGCTTTACTCTACGTGGTATGGCTGCTCGTCGCTGACCACTGCCCCCGCCGTAAATGCACTAACCAAAGTCAACACACTTTCCGCTACGTGGTATAGCTGCTCGTCGCTAACTAATGCCCCAGACGTTTCCGCTCTGACCAACGTCACCTCGCTTTACGCTACGTGGCAAGGCTGCTCGGCGCTAACTACTGCCCCTGCCGTAAATGCCTTAACCAATGTAACCACGCTTTACTCTACGTGGCGAGGCTGCTCGTTTCTAACTGCCCCCGCCGTAAATGCACTAACCAAAGTCAACACGCTTTACCGCACGTGGTATGGCTGCTCGTTGCTAACTAATGCCCCCGTAGTAAATGCACTAACCAAAGTCAACACACTTTACGCTACGTGGTATAACTGCTCGTCGCTAACCACTGCTCCAGACGTTTCCGCTCTGACCAACGTCACCTCGCTGTACGATACGTGGCAAGGCTGCTCGGCGCTAACTACTGCCCCTGCCGTAAATGCCTTAACCAATGTAACCACGCTTTACTCTACGTGGCGAGGCTGCTCGTTTCTAACTGCCCCCGCCGTAAATGCACTAACCAAAGTCAACACGCTTTACCGCACGTGGTATGGCTGCTCGTTTCTAACCACTGCTCCAGACGTTTCCGCTCTGACCAACGTCACCTCGCTTGTCTCTACGTGGCGAGGCTGCTCGTCGCTAACTAATGCCCCAGACGTAAATGCCTTAACCAATGTAACCACGCTTACCTATGCGTGGCAAAACTGCTCGGCCGTAACAAATGAACCGATTAGCACAATCGGTTCAGCCGTAACAGCGGCATTCCGTGCGTGGAATGACGCATCTCAAATCCCATCAGACGTAAGCGGCTGGACGTACAACGCCGCCAATAACGACTATATGGGATTGCAAAATACTGATGCGATGACCTACTCCGCGTCAAATGGCGCGTTTTCCGCGAACATCAAGGATAACATAGACATCGACTGGTCGCTCGCCACGCTTTCCTCCGCCGAGATAGACAACGTGCTGGTGGACCTGGATACGTCAAGCGCAACGGGCGGAGTTATCAACGTGTCGGGCGGTACGTCGGGCGCACCCGGCGCGTCAGGACTCAACGCCAAAACGAACCT